TGTGGCCATTCAATAAAAAAATTCCCACCACCAGCGCCCTGTGCAAAAATATATACTTGTGCATTTTTCGCTGGAATAGTAAATGTACCATTATTTATATTCATAGAAAATTTCACAATTACATTTCCACTGTTCATTACTACAAATTTCGGTATGGCAATTGTATTCCAACCAGCAGAAACAACTTGCCTAATGGTAGGTATAGTGTTGGTATTGCCTACGGCCAGGGAAATTTCTACAGTGGCTGCTGTGCTAGCTTGGCCAACTATAAGCGCACCTATTATGGCACGCGCTGAACTAAGGTTATCTACTGAAAGGGCAACAATATTAGTAGGGCCAGATACTTCAATTGCACTAGAATTTTCAAAGTAAAATATACCAAACCCAGCAGTACCACTTACAGTATTTGTTGTTCCACTTAGTACATTTTCCAATACTGGCACAGGGTTAGCAAGTTCTACTTCAGTATCTTGGGGCCGTGTAGCTACGCGCTTAATACGCACTATGCGTTCTTTTATATTTACATTTGCCACTTCATCATATACAGTTATTATATCGCCAATATCAAATGCATCTTGGCCTGTTTGTTCGCTAATATCAGCTATAGTNCATTCATAAATGTATTTAGGGGCTGAAAGCTGATATAGTGTGGCCCATGCTTTATCGTACAGGTCATTCAGGCTAGTAATGCTTTCATCTACAATAACTACTTCGCGCTTAAATAATGCGCGTGCTTGTTCCAACGTGAAACCTTGGTCAAGATAATAGCTGTAATTTTCAATGTATTGTTGAAGGGAATGGTTAACTTGGTTCAGTGCTAGGCCCGCTTTGCCATACATATATAGTACAGTTGCTTCAGGTGGTTGTACCGTTCGCTTTACGTTGCGCAAATTTTTCTTGTAACGAAATACTGTGCCATTATCACGGCCAATGCGTGTACGGAAAAATACGCGGCGGTTCATACTATCAAATTCAATTTCATATCCACAAATATTGGCCCATTCACGCATTAGATATAGGATATTATTTTTGCTATCCTTCATCCAGTGTATCTTGTTCATATCACCTTCAATTTGGCCTATTATCCAATTAGTGCCGCTTAAAAGCGTATTTAGGCCGTAATAAACACTTACACCTTCCCAATTAATATCTTGTGTATATAAGCGCTTGCCCAGTTCTATTAGCCATATTTCATCACAATGTACACGCTTCCATGCTTGTGTTCCTTCGCGTTCATCTTCAATTTGCGTAATATAATATCTTCGGCCACCCCATACTATTTCCTTATCTACTACTACATTTGCAGCTTTGCTATCATTAAGCGGTAGGCTGAATTCCAGTGTAGATATACCTTGTAGTTCTTGTTCTTGTACTATATTTGTTGCATTTTCAAGATACGCTTCTAATATTTCGTAATAGTTATATAATTTCGGTATTTCCATTATAACCACCTTGCATGATAACGAAATGTGATATTGGCAGCTGCACCATTATCAGCTAACCAATATACGCTATTACTACCAGCCCATAGCGGCATAAATGTACCTGAGATATTTGCCAGAACACTTGTGTTATTTTTAGTTGCAGTAAGCTTGGCTGTATCAAGCAATAAGGTTTCACCAGCATTAATTGGCAAATTTACATTAAGCTTAATACCACGTACTTGTAATTGCCCGCCAGCAATATTACTAGATACTGGCGATATTTCAATAATAGGATAATTATAAGCTGTTCCTTCTACCTGAATATAAGATGTACTACCAGATGATAATTGAACGCTTTTTACATATTCCTGGGCAGAATAAATAAATGGTTCGCAATTAAAGGAAATTGTAAAAAAGCTTACATTTAACTGGTGCGAAAATTCAATTTGTTCATCAACCTTAGCCAAAAAATATACATTTTCGTCAATTTCAAAGCTTAACCTGGCACGTGTTTGCGGGCGTAACAACCAGCCTGTTATTTCCCTTTCCTTAGTTAATGTTTCAGTTACAGTTGGCTGCGCAATATAACATTCTACTTCCACGCGCCTATCACCATATGCGGCATTAAATATATAACTTCCATCTTTGCCAGGTATATATTCATATTCATCGCGAACTTCAGGGCTGAAGATGCGAATATCTGTAACATTTACACCATATGTTGAAGATGATATACCATTAAATGTAAAATTCATCTTATCCCCCTATATTTCTGGGCTTGCATTACTTTACTTGCAAGCTGTTGAGAAATTTTATCTATGTCAGCTTCTTCTCTTACTATCATCTGCTTAATAATAATATACCCACCAATGCCCTGGTTATTCAGTGGCACAACTGCTTCAGGGCCCGCTTCACCTATTAATGCTATTGTAGGTTTCGTTACAATACCACCTGATGCAAGTTGTGGTATAGTTGGAATATTTATACCAAAGCTTTTTCCGCCAAGGCCTGGTACCCACTCAGGAATGCTGAAATGTATTTTATTCAGGCCGCTAATTACGGTGTTTACTGCACCAATTATCCAGTTCAGCGGCGTTTTTAGAATATCTATTAGGCCATTCCAAATGTTTGCCACCGCATCCTTAATACCCGTGAAAACGTTCACAAATACATCAAATACGGGTTGTAGCCAATTTTTAACGCTGTTCCAAAGGTTTTCTAATGGCCCTTTAATTGTATTCCATAAGCTTGTAAATGTATCTACTATCCATTTATAGGCTGTACTAAAAAACGTTGAAATTTGCTTCCAGTATTTCACCACCAATACCACACCAGCCGCTATGGCTATGGCTACAAGTGCAGGCCAGCCTATTACACCCGCAATAGCACTCGCCACACCAGATATAATGCCCCATAGGCTACTTAAAACACTAGCTATTTTGCCTATCCAGCCAATTGCCGTAGCTATTGTTTTTATAATACCACCAATTATATTTAATATTGGCCCAAGCACAGCAAGTGCCACACTTAATTGAACTATCATATTTTTTGTTGTCGGGTCAAGCTTATTCAGCCATTCAAGAAACTTTCCTACAGCATCTATGATATTTGTTAGCGCTGGTTCAATGGTTTCCTGAAGCGTTACGCCTAATGGTGCCACTTTCATAGCAAGTTCATTCATTTTCATTTTTAATTTATCTATCGGGTCCAGCGTTTCTTCGTATGTTTTTGCTACCGTGCCCGTAGTTTCAGCTAACCCAGCTAATGGGTTCTGCGTGTTTTTAGCAGCTTCCGCAAGTTCCATAAAGCTTATTTGCCCTTGTTGAACTGCTGCAATAAGTGTATATGCGCCCTTGGCCCCGAAATATTCCATCGCCAGCGCGGTTTGCTGGGTTTCTGTTTTTGCGTTCGCAAACTTTTTTGCCATTTCTTCAAGCATCGCGCTTGTGCTTTTTCCTTTTTTTGCACCATTAGCAAGTGCACGGCCAAGATAAGTTACCGCTTTACTAGCATCTATGCCCGCTTTTTCAGTTTCACTGATAAATTTTATAGAACTAGCAAGGTTGAACCCCAATTTCTTAAGTTGTGGTGCAAGGTTAATTACTGCTTGCATTAGTTCATTTGTGCTAATACCTGTTTTTTGGGCCGCCGCTGCCACAGCATCAAGCACATCTGGAAGGTATTCAGCTGAAATGCCAAACATGCGCATTGCTTTTTCTGCTTGTTGGGCAGTTTCTGTTACATTTGCGCCAGTAATAGAACTGAACATTATTAAATATTTACTAGCGCTTTCAAGTTGTTTTCCCATTAGGCCAAATTGCGTGTTCAGTTCAGCTACAGCATCGCTTGCGGTTTGCGCATCAGTTGGCATACTTCCAAATACATTTTTAAATGTATCTTTTAGTTCCTTTGCTGTATCACCCAACGCGCCTGTTTTAGCTATTATATTATCTTCAGCCGCATCTATATTTTTCCATACCCCCATAATAGCTGTTCCAGCGGCCGCTATAGGTACAGTTAGGCCCTTAGTTAATTGTGAACCTACTTTCTGAAAGGAAGAACCAATTTTATCTATGGTTTTTTGCGCGCTTTTTAGTGTGCTTTCTAGTTCCCTTGTATCGGCGCTAATGTGTACAACAAGTTCACCTGCATCGGCCATTTACTGCACCTCCATTTCATTTAATATGGCTTGCCATTCAGCTTTAACATCTAATTGTTTTGGTTCGCGCTTAATATTAACTATATCTTCTGGTTTGATAAGCTTTTTTGTTCTACCAGTATAATTAATTATATTTGCAATTTCCCAAGCTTTAATGTAAAGTTCATCTTGTTTCCTTAAAGCGATGCCATTTAATACAACTTCAAGCTCGTGCGGGGTATAGTTCAATGCT